TATGTAGCGGAAGAGAAGGAAAGGTATATAAGCCTGATGAATTGCCTTTAGACCATCCAAATGGAGTTTGCTACTTCACACCAGTTATAACTAAAAGTATGGAGGACATTGGGTCAGAGCTTCATGATTGGTTATATGGGGGAAGCAACAGTAAATTGGATGATTGGTATAAGGAATATGTTGAAAATAGCTCAGAAACAATAGCAGGAGAAAAGAAAACTCAAAATAAATCTAGCGATAAAAAGCAATTTGAAAACTATAAGAAAGTTTTAGGAAAAGAAATGCCCAAATCCTTTGATAAATTCCAGGAGTTAAAGTATAATAATGTTAATGAATGGATATCTTTAAAAATTAATTATAGAGATACGAAGAGATATAATAAAATAGTTGGAGAGGCTAGCCATTTAAATATTAAAGGAATACCGATTAAGAATATAGATAGAATTGACTTAGAAGAATATGAATTTGATTATAAGCATATTAACAATGAAAGACAGCATGGTGTTACTAAGGACATGGCTCAGAAGTTTATAAACAATTCTAAAGCTGCATATAGTAGATGGAATGGGCAAATAGTTGTATATGTATCGGAAGATGGATGCAGTGTTGTTAATATCAAGGATAAGAAAGTAAGTACATCATATAAAAGTGGTGAATATGACGATAAATTCAAGAAATTAATGGAGGTATTGAAAGATGATTAGGTGTCCTATAATTAATGAGGATATAGATATAGGGGAATGCGTAACTATAGTTGATGTTTGCGAAGAATGTATAAAAGAAACCGTAATATCAGATAAGATTAAAAAGATAGATAACTGGAAAGAAATATGTAAGAAATGTGAAAACCATAATAATTGATAAGCACTTACTAAATAAAAATAGTAGGTGCTTTTATTATGCTCTGGGAATGGGGTGAAAGTTAATGAATATATCAAGTAAGGTTAAGATAGGTGGAGTTAATTATAAAGTTATTGAATGTAATAATCCATCAGAAGAAGATCCTAATGTAGATGGGCAGATATTATATTCGAAGCAAGAAATAAGACTTAAAAATGACATGTCTAGAGAATATAAAGAAAATATATTTTTACATGAAATTATTCATGGGATATTTGAACACATTGGTTTTGAACAAGATGAAGCGATTGTTATTAGATTAAGCAATGCACTACATGGATTCATAAAAGATAATCCAGAAATATTCAAGGATGAATAGGAGGTAGTTGAATAATGCCAAAATTAAATGAAATATTAGGAGAAAGTTTTAAACAGATACCAGAGGATTTACAAAAGAAGTACAAGGATGTGGATTTAGTTGACAGTTCTAACTATGTAGAGAAAAAGGATTTAGAAACTGCGAATAATTCAATTAAAGAATATAAGAAGAAGAATGAGGACACTACAAAAGAATATGAAAATAAGTTAACTAAGTTAAACTTTGATACTAAGTTTGAAAAAGCTGTAGTAGGATATAAAGCTAAGAATCTTAAAGCATTAAGAGCTCTTTTGGACATGGATAAAGTAAAACTTGTTGATGATACCTTTATAGGGTTAGACGAACAGGTAAAAACTCTTAAAGAGAGTGATCCTTATTTATTTGAAGAGGAAACTCCAGGAGGTACTGGGAATATAGGAGGCGATCCATCTTACATAATTGATACTGATGAAGGGAAGTTAAGCTTAGGCGCACGTTTGGCTAAAGAAAGAACAGAAGCTTCAAAAGTAACAGAAGCACAAAATAAATTTTTTTCATAGGAGGTAGAAAAGTATGAGTATTGAAACAAAACAAACTTATATGGGAGAAAATAAGACAATATTGCAATTTGCAGGAGAATTATTTCAAAATGCAATGATAAAGGCTAAAAAAACTGATGTGAAAGAAGTAGAAGGTAAGAGAATACTTAAAGCGGGTACAGTAATAAGTAAAGATGGCAAAATAGTTGATGGATCTATAGTTACAAATGATAAGGCTTTTGGTTTAGTTTACAGAGATGTAGATTTTACTTATAGCAGCGGCACTGAGATTGTTCCAGTAACTATTTTTGGATTTATAAAAGAATCGACATTACCTGAAACTATTTCATTAGAAGCTAAAACGGCTATGAAGATGCTTATGTTTTTATAATTTAGAAGGAGGAATGAGTGAATGGATTGGAGAGATATTATAAACGTAAAAGAAATAGCAACTTACATTAAAGAGCTTCCACCAGAAGTAACTATTGGTGAAGCTCTTTTTCCTAGAAAAAAACAGTTGGGAATGGAATTAAAATATATTAAAGGCGCAAAGAAAAAACCAGTTATATTAAAACAATCTGCTTTTGACGTAGCAGTAAAAATCAGAGCATTAAAAGCACAAGTAGATGAAATTACTAAACAAATGCCATTTTTTAAAGAATCAGTGCTTGTTAATGAAAAAGATAGACAAGACTTACTATTAGCTACACAGGCTCAAAACAAAAATGTTATTGATATGATTATCACTAAAATTTTTGATAATTATAAAGACCTTGTAGATGGTGGAGATATGCAAATGGAAAGAATGAGAATGCAATTACTTTCTGATGCAGGAGTAATTTCTATTGTTTCAGAAGATGGAGATATTGTATTTGATTTTGGTGTTCCTGAAAAGCATAAGGAAGTATTAGCTGGCACTGCTAAATGGTCAGATACTGTTAATTCAAATCCTGTTTTAGACATAATTAGATGGAAAAGACTGATGAAAGAAGAAGGTTATATAGTAGATAGAGCTGTACTAGATTCTATTACCTTTGGGTGGATTACTGCTAACAAAAATATAGTTAAATCAGGATGGCCACAAAACCCAGACTACTTGGCTTCAGATGATGAAATTAAAGAATATATAAAAAAGAAAACAGGTGTAACATTAGCTGAAGTAAGCGGGTCTTATAAATTAGAAGATGGCAGTGAACAGCCTTACTTCCCAAGCGGAAAATTTACATTAATACCTACAGGAGCATTAGGAGTAACTTATTATGGAACAACCCCAGAAGAGGCTGATAAGATGTTCTCACAAGGTTCTAATGTAGAAATAGTAAGAACAGGTGTAGCAATTATGACAATGAAAAAGGATGACCCCGTAACAGTCCAAACAAAGGTGTCTCAATTAGGGATGCCTTCATTTGAAAGAGCTGATGAATGTTTCTTCGCTACGGTTAACTAGGAGTGGTTATTTTAGCCACTCTTTTAGATTCTAAGTAAAAAGGATGGTTAATATGGCAAATAAAAAAACAATAAAAGCTAAAGCTTTAGTAAACTTAAAATATGATAAAGATTGTTTTAAGATAGGGAATGAATTAAAAGTTAGAATAGAAGACGCGTTAGATATGGTTGAAAAAGACCATATTGAACTTTTAGAAGAATTATCAGAGGAAAGCTAAAGGGAAGAAATATGTGAATCCATAGGGAAGGTGGATAAGTATGTCTACACCGTTAGAAGTTTTAAAATTTAATCTCCAAGAGAGGGAATACCCTTATTTTGAGGACAAGGAACTAGAACTGCTACTTGAAACTAATTACAATGATATTAAAAAGGCTAGTTATAATGGATGTTTATTGAAAGCTGCAGCTGATGATAAATTAGAAGTAGCTGGAGTTAAACTTGAAAGTAATAGGCAATACTGGCTTACATTAGCTGAAACGTTTAATGAGAAACCTAGTTATAATTATATAACCAGCATGGAAAGGGTCGATGGTTACTGATGAGTGGTATAAATAGGGCAAAGATAAGCCAAAGAATATACAAGCAGTTGTATAGAAAAGGCTTATTAAAAGAAATTAGAATTTTAAGAAATGGTAAAAATGCTTATGGCGAAAAACTAGAGGATCTATATGTAACAACTATAAATGGATATTATTACAGAGAAAAAAGTAAAATAAACATTAGTCCAGGTGCTGCAGCAACTGTAACCGCTAATTGTTATGATAAATTGCTTATTGCTTATAGTGAAGAAAGTAAAAAAATAAAAAAAGATGATTATTTTATTTTAGATGGCGCTGAATTTAGGATTATAGATCCTAACAATATTGAAAACATAGTATTAGATATGTATTTGGATAGGATGTGATGTTATGGGCTTAAAAATTGATATAGAAGACGTACTTAATGGACTATATGGATTTGAAATTAAGTCTAAAGCTGCTATAGGAGTTTATGCCGATACTGCAGGGAAAAAGTTAGAGAAACATGCAAAGGATAATGCACCATGGACAGATCGAAGTGGATTGGCGAGAAAAACTATAGAAGGTGGTAAACAGTGGGAAGGTGATAAATGCAATGTTTATGTAGCTGGCAATATGCCGTATTCCCCATTCCTGGAATTGTGCAATGATAAACGATATACTGCATTAAAACCAGCAGTAGATCAGCTATCGCCTGAAATACTAAGGGGTATGAATAATTTGTTAGGAAAGTGATTAAATGAGTAATTTTAATTATAAAGTCCCAGGTGATGGTCTGCAAGAAGATCTAATAAATAATACAGTTGCTCAAACTGTATGGCAAAAGATATTTTTACATCTAAAAAGAATGGGATATGAGGTATATTCTCCTGGACAGAAAAGTGATAAATGTACTAGTGACTATGTAGTTATAAAAGAGAATGGGACTTATGCTATGAACGGTAATGTTAATGGATATAAGTTGTTTGACATTATTATTTATCATCCCATGTCTAATTATTCTACTATGGAATTTTTATTAGAAAATATAAAACAGGTCATGAAAGGTATAGAAGAATTAAAACCTACAGGTAATGAAACATCATCTATTATTGATGATAAAGTAGAAGCTTATACTTCAAGTGTAGAGTATATACAATATAAAAAATTAAGGAGGTAATAATCTATATGGTAGATGAAGGTAAAACATTAGTTAATGTTGTTAAAGTAAACTTTATTGACGAAGTTAAAAATACAAATCATACAATTGAAACTTCTGATGAAATAGATATAGAACCTATAAAAAGTGAAGGCAAGAGAGATATATTAAGGGTTAAAAATAGGATATATGGAATAAATGAAACAGAAGATATTGTAATAGGTTATACATTAAAATTTAAAGATAATTTGTTCAATATGCAAACCATGGCACTTGTTGATGGCGGAACTATAGAAGGAGATAAGTATTGTGGAATCGAAGCAGGAGTTGTGGCAGAAAGGCATCCGTTCACAGTAGAAATATTTACAGAGGAAAAGGATTATTCGAGGACTGTAGGTTATGCTAAATTTACTTACAAGCATTGCAAAGGCAAACCCGCAAAATATAAAGTTAAAGATGGAGCATTCTTATTACCAGAATATGAAGCGGAGTCAATTCCATTTAGGGGAGAAAAACCAGTAGAAATAGAATTTATAAATACTTTACCAACGGATCCAATTCCAACAACACCTGAGATGAAAGTAGATGGGGGAACTGTTACAAATAGTAATGAAGATGTAAGTGTAGAAATAACTTCTAATGTGAAATGGACATTTGGGAAAGCTATAAATCAAGATGATGTAACTGCTAATAATTTTGTAGTTAAAAAGAAGTCTGATGGGAGTGTTGTAAATGGGAATGTAACTATAGATGATACTAAGAAAATAGTAACGTTTATACCAATTAGTATTGAAGAATTCGTGACTTATATTGCTGAGGCTAAGGCAGTAAATTTACTTGATGGCAGTGGAACAACTACACCTATAAGTGTAGAATTTACAACTATATAATAAAACAAATAAAATTTTGAGGAGCAATAGTATGGAATTAAAAGTAACTAATATAGAAGATTTAAAAAGAATGGCAGAATATGAAATAATAGAATTACCAAGATTTAAGAAAGAGATACCTTTTAATGCTAAAGTTAAGAGAGTATCTCTTTTAAATTTAGTTAGAAAAGGTGTAATACCTAATAAACTTTTAAGTGCAGCAGAAGAGCTATTCTATGGAAAACAGGCAAGTGAAGGCAAGGTAGACTTGGCACAGCTTACTAATGTAATGTTTATTATGGCAGAAAATGCATTAGTAGAACCTAGTATTAAAGATTTAGAAGATGTGGGATTAGAATTAACTGATGAACAGCTAGTTGCGTTATTTAATTATACGCAAGAGGGTACATCTGATTTGGAATCTTTTCGTGAGGAGCCAGAGGATAGTGAGCGTAATAGCAATGAGCCAACAATACAGGGTAAGACCGAGTGAAATAATAGGCTTAGTTAATGATTATGAAGCGTTTTGTTTTGACGAAGCATGCGCTTATATAATGTCTAAAATGCAAGAAGAGGATAGCCCTAAGCCAAGATTTATAGATGATGAAAATAAAAACAAACAAAATAACAATGATGTGATTGAGTGGCTAAAAGTTAATAATGAAAAGGGGTGATTTAAAAATTTCAAGTCAATATAAGGAAGTTTATGGAGCATAGAAATATGCTTCTTTTATTTTGCCCAAAAGGGGTGAGAGTATATGTCGGTAAATGTGGGGACTGCAGTAGCATTTTTAACATTAGACCGTTCAGGAATGAAAAATGGACTAAAGGCAGCTGGAGCAGATTTAAAAAACTTTGCTAAGGGCACAGGTGGAGCAGAAGAAAGAATAAAAAGTTTAGGTAGTGCTATGACTGGTGCTGGAGCTGTTATGGCTAAAAAATTAACAATACCATTAGCAGGAGCTGGAGCAGTAGCAACTAAAGCTAGCATGAATTTTGGAGCACAAATGTCTAAAGTTAAGGCCATTAGCGGCGCTACTGGTTCTGATTTTAATAAATTAAGAGAGCAAGCTATTAAGTTAGGAGCTGACACAGCCTTTAGTGCTAGCGAAGCTGCTGAAGGTATGGAAAATTTAGCATCCGCAGGTTTTAGTGTAAATGAAATAATGCAAGCTATGCCAGGAATGTTAGACTTAGCAGCAGCAGGTGATGTAAGTATTGCAGATGCTAGTGATATAGCAAGTAGTGCATTAAGGGGTTTTGGTATGGAAGCCGATAAAACCTCTCATGTTTCGGATGTCTTAGCAAAAACGGCAGCTGATACTAATGCAGGAATAACAGATACCGGAGAAGCTATGAAATATGTTGCTCCAGTTGCACATTCACTTGGAATCAGCTTCGAAGATACGGCGGCTGCTATCGGGTTGTTAAGCAATGCTGGAATCCAAGGAAGCCAGGCAGGTACTACATTAAGGAGCGCTTTAACTAATCTTGCAAGTCCTACTAAACGGGCAAGCAAGGTTATGCAAGAATTAGGTATGAATTTTTTTGATGCACAGGGTAAGATGTTACCTTTAGGGCAAATAATACAGCAATTACAAGATAAAACTAAAGGGTTAACAGAACAACAAAAAGCTAGTGCTATGGAAACACTTTTTGGAAAAGAAGCTATGAGCGGAATGCTTGCCCTAGTTGATCAGGGACCCGATAAATTTAATAAGCTTACAAAAGGGCTAAAAAATTGTGATGGTGAAGGTCATAAAATGGCAACTACCATGCAGGACAATTTAAAAGGAAGTATTGAAGAATTAAAAGGAAGTTTAGAAACTGCATTGATAAGTATAGGTGATGTATTAGCACCAACGATTAAAAAAATAGCCAACTTTATAAAGATATTAGTTAATGCTTTTAATTCTTTACCTAAGCCAGTGCAAAAGGTGATAGTTAACACGGGATTATTACTGGCTGCACTAGGCCCTGTGCTTTTAATCTTAGGTAAATTAGTAAGTAGTGTAGGCTTAGTGGGAGGAGCGTTTGCTAAGTTAGGCAGAGCAGCAAGTGCTTTCTTGAAGATACCAGCTATGGTTAGCAAAGGTGGAAAAGGTACATTAACCGCATTATCCGTTCTCAAAAAAGGTATAAACACGATATTTAAAGGAATAAGTAAATCAGTTACAGGAGGAATAAAAGTATTCTCTAAAATTCCATTGTTCGCTAAAAAATGTTGCAGCGGAGCACTTAAAGCATTTCAACTTTTAGGGAAAGGTGTGGGTAAAATATTTAGTGGCATAGGTAAAGCAATATCAAAAGGTGTAAGTATATTTGCTAAATTGCCTGCATTACTTAGACCACACATACTTTTAACAGTAAGTTTAATAGCAGGGATAGGATTGATTGTATACGAAGTTATTAAAAACTGGGATGAACTAAAAAAGGCAGCTGAAAATTTATTTAAACATTTGGAGAAAGTTTTTTCTAAAATAGGAGACTTTTTTAAAAAGAGTGTAGAAGGCTGGAAACTTACTTTCAAAGGGTTAGGAGACTTCTTTTTTAAAGTAGGGCATTGGATAACTGATGGATTATTGGGAGGACTAAAAAAAGGTTGTAATAAGGTTAAAAGTTTTATTGGTAAAATGGCAAATGGAATAAAAAGTACGTTTAAAAATATTTTAGGAATACATTCTCCTTCAAAGGAATTTCAGGGTTATGGTAAATTTATAACATTAGGGCTTATCGAGGGGCTTAAAGAAGGGCAACCTTTTGTAGATTATAGAATTACGCAATTGGGTAAAAATATTAAAAGAATATTCAAAGAGGGGTTAGGAATACATTCTCCTTCAAAAGAATTTAAAATGTATGGTAAATTTATTGATGAAGGTTTAGCAAAAGGTTTAGATGAAAATTCACTTTTCCCAGAGGAAGCAATAAGAAAAAATATGGAAAAGATGCAACAAGCAATTCAAGACACAGACATAGGGGAATTTACATGGCATAATGAGCAAAGTAATGAGTCAATAAGAGCTTCCAAATTAGCCTTCGAGCACATAGACAGCAAGCCTGTTATGGGAACAAAAGAAGAATGGAATGCAACAAAAACTAAAATAAAACTCTTAAATAAAGTCCAACAAGCTCAAACTCGTACAATATTATTAATGGAAGTTGTAAAATCAGGTTGGCAAATCATAGGTAGAGGTTGGCAACTTCTTATAAGGGAAACTACTGGTTATAATGTAGGCCTAGATAAAGCCAAAACAAAAACAGCAGAATTGCAAAACCAATTAAATAAACCTGTTAAGCCTAAAATATTACTACCTACTAATGCTAATATTTTAAAACCAATAAAAGCTAATATTTCAAAAGCTATTAAAGCAACTCAATTAGCACTTAATAGTACTTCAAAACGTGTAGCCGCATTTTTAAATAAATCAAAACAAGGTTGGAGTATGGCAGCTAAAGATGTTGAAAAGACTGTTACAAAACATATCAATACTATGAAAAAGAAATTCAATGATCTGAATAAAATACCAACGGTTAAAATAGGAAAAAATATAATGAAAGGTTTTATATTAGGTATTGAATCTTTGATTGAAAATGCTGGAAAAACCATTTCACGAGTTGCAGATAGAGTTATTTATGTGTTTGAAACTGAATTTGGCATACATTCTCCAAGTAGGGTTTTTTATGGATTCGGTTGCAATATTGTAGAAGGACTTATAAATGGTATAAAATCTATGTTTAGAAAAGTAAGTAATGTTATTACAAGTTTAGCCAACAAAGTGAAAAGTGGATTTAAAGAACTATTAGGTATTAATTCTCCCAGTAGAATATTTTTTCAATACGGTGGATTTATAGGCGAAGGACTTATACAAGGCATAGATGGACAAGAAGGTGCTATAGAAAGCAAATTCAAAGGGCTAGCTAATAAAATTAAATCTTTAGGAAATGTTAAGCCTGATTTTGATTTTAGGGGGCTTAATAATTTAGCTTTAAGTGGAACTTATGGTAGCGGTAGTGAATTTAATAACATTAGCAATAGTAATAAGAATATGGGAGTAACACAAAATGTAAAAATGTATATAACAATACCAAATGCAGATAAAGAAGGTGCCCAAAAAATAGCAACAGAATTTAAGAGTATGACACAAGCAAGCTTAAAAGATGAAATGACAGAGTTATTTATGAATGATGTATTAAGAGATTAGGAGGTGGCTTTATGGACTTAGGTAGGATAAAAGATTTTAAATTAGATTTATTATATGAAGATGGTACAAATACAGGTGCTGTTATAAGTAGTTATAAGCCACCCAGACCTGCTTATTTTCGTAAAGGAATTAGAACTATAGATGGATATACTTATTTTCAAAAGGATATTAAAAGTGATTGTATAATTGATTTTACAATTGCATTTCAAATTAAGGGTAAAACGGATAGTGAAACTCTATCTAATATAAATAAATTTATAAAATTTAGGAATAGATATACTGAAAGATTTATATTTATAGATGAGTTTGGAACTACTTATAAAGGCTATTTTCAAAATAAATATGACTTAGATACCCCCATAGAAGGTGATATCTATTATATAAATTTAGAGCTTTTATGTAATCATGAGGTATCTGGATGGGTGAAAGATAATGGCAAGGTGTAGAGTAGAATTTTATAAAAAAAATGGATACAGAGCTTTTGAAGAAGGTGATGCAAATAAAGTTATATTGGAACATAGTTTAATATCTGTAAAAATAAATAGAAGCTTAGATACACCTACTGCTGAGGCTACGATTACAGCACAATATGAAAATCTACCTACTGCCATATTTGCTGGTGGTACACAAGGTATAATAGATAATTTTGCACAAGTTAAAATATATATAGATGATGTAATACAATTTACAGGAGTAATGAAAAATTATGACTATAATACATTAGATAAAACAATAGAAATGACTTGCCACGATATGTATTATAGAATGTTAAATTTATGTGATAAAGAATTAAAATTTTATAATAAAACAGCAGCAGATATAATTTCTACTGTTGTATCTGATGCTAAATGCAATTTTTATAGAAGTGGTGGAACTAATTATACTGTTTCAAAATTAGAATGTGAAATAGGCACCATGTATAATGATATAATTACTAATTTAGTAGAAACTATGTACGCTAGAGTAAGGGCAAGAAAAGATGGGACTATTGTATTAGAGGAACAATATCCCCTATATGATGAATCTAACCATGAATTATACCCCTATGATTATACTATAACTACTTCAGATTTAAGCAGCGAAACTGCTAGTAGAAATGCTAATTTATTAAGAAACATTTTGAAGATTTGTTGTAATGATGAATATTCAATTTTTGAATCCAAAACTATGACGAGTTATTTAAATGGCGAAAAGTGGGTAGATATAATAGATAACCCATTGGCAACAACACAGGAATTAAAGCAAAAGGCAGCGGGACATAAATTTTTAGATATGTGGAGAGGTAGTACAGCATTAAATATATTGCCAGTTAAAGGAACACCTAACATAGATTTAGGACAAGTTATTAAAATAGTTAGTAATGATAGAGGAAATGGATGGTATTTAATAATTGGGATTAATACAGAAGTAAGTGCAAATACATATACAGATACATTGCAACTACAAGGCATGAGGGATAAAAGAAAAGTATATGACCAATGCAATCTAATAGGAAGTGGTAAGTTAAAGCAGCAATAAGAAGGTGATAATATGGCGCATATGGGGTATAAAAACTTTAGGGAACCAGTAGTTTATATATTAAATCAAGAGTTAAGAAAAAGAAATTTTAAAAATCAAATAAATACGCAAGAAGATCCAATATATTCTGGTGAGTTACCAGAGTATCCTTGCAGAATAATTAGAGATAGCAATAATAAAGCATATAAATTTATATATGCTAATGGAACAGATTTGCAATGGGAAGAGGAATTGATTAGAGATTCAGGGGGTAAAGTATGTAGAATTAAAACAATTTATCCAGATGGTAATTCTAAAACAATACAATTAATTAAAAATACAGATAACAAATTAGAAATTATAGATTATGTATAGGAGGCTGAGATAATATGGGGTTACCTTCCTATGTAGTCAACTTTGATGAACTCTCAGATTTAATTAAAGATTATTTGCAAAATGGTATTAATGTAGATATTGGTGACATAACATTTTCTACTGCTGAAATAGAAAAATTGCTTAATGAAATTAAAGATAAAATACAGGGTGTAGACTATAATGATTTAATAAATGCTTTAAATGAATTAGGTGTAAAATTAGAAAATTTAAGCGATAATTCAGGTATATCTGGCATACAAAAAATATATGGGAAAATGTTAGAGATTCCTGCAATAAAGGGACAATATGTAATAGAGGCTAATTATACTGGGAAACTAACAGGCATAACTTATAGTCAATCTAATTGGAGGTTTGAGGATAGTTGGGATTTAGTCATAGGAGATAAAAAAATATTTGATGGTGTTAGGACTAAAGAATATGGGGAACATAAATATTTAAATGTTTTTTATAATATAGATGGGATGATTAAATTTATTTATAATAATATTAGTGGAACTAGTAAAGTCCTATGGGTGGATTTTAATGTGTTAGAAGGTGTCTAATTTGAGTTTGCCTAAATATATAGTTAACTTTGATGAACTTACAGATGATCTAAAAAATAGTCTATTAGATTCAATAGATGCTAATATAAAAACTAACTATCCTGAAATAAATGCAAGTAATATATATGGTTTACTGAATCAATTGGAAAGTTTATTGCCAGATGTAAAATATAAAAAATTGGGGCAAAAGATAAACGACCTTATATGTAAAAATATTGAGGGTGATCAAAAGGTTAAGGGTATACTATTAGATATTCCAGCAATAAAAAATGATTATAAGGAACAATTTAAATTTGATTATGATGTACTTATTACAGGATTACATTTTAACCAAACAGGATGGAAAAAAGATGATAGATATAGTTTAGAGGTTAATAGAACAAAAATAATAGATAATGCAACTATAAAAGAAATAGGTGAGCATAAGTATTTTAATACTTATTATCCCGTTATAAGGGATACTCCTATTTCTTTTATTTTACATAATTTGAGCGGAAATAGTAGACAAACAATTATAGATTTAGAATATATAAAAGGGAATATGCTATAGATGTAGCTGAAACTAACAAATATAAAGGTATAATTTAGGAGGTTGATTAAATGGCGGAAGAAAACTTTTATTATTCAGAAGGAAGTTGCCAAGTAAAAGATTTAGTTAACACATTAGTAAAAGAAATTACACAAAATGCTGGAATTTATAAATGGGATTTAGTTTACCCTGATAGTATAGATAAAATAGGATCATCAGGGGGAGAAAGCACAATAAATCTTATAACAGATGATTCCGTAACAAGTAAGGTAGACACTGTATTTACAGTAGGCTCTCAAGATGATAAGTGCATTATAAAGGCTAATACAACTTATGGGAAAGAATTTTATTTGAAAATAGATAGGGGAAAAGCAGATTTAAGCAAAGAAGAAAAAAAGGCATTAATTGACTTTGATAAGTTGCATACCTATTATAATTACAATGGAAATAGTCTTAGTAGAACAGATGCGCAAGTATTAGAAGTAATGGCTGGAGTTTCTGATGAATGGAGCAAAAGTGGAGATTATACCACTTATGTTAGCGCAAAGACTAAAAGTAATTCTATAAACAATATAAGATTGCAGATATCTGATAAATTAAATAAAGATAACACTGATTTAGATATACCCAGTAATATACAAAAAGATTATAACTACAGATTGGCTTGGTATAGAAAATTACAACCAGAAATTAAAGATTTTTTACCAATTCAATATTGGATAAATGTAACTAAAGATAGTATAAATTTAGTATTACGAGGAGATCCATCAGCAGATGTTGAACCCTATGAAAACTATCTTACATCTTATGCATATATAGGAGCATTAAAACCAGTAGAAGATTCAGCTTTTACAGATGATAAATATAATTTTGGTATAACTGTATCTTCTGATATAGAGCCTAATTATGCTAAGCCTTACGGGGAAAGAACTGCAACAGGAGTAACAGATGTATGTATGATAGCTAATAAAATAGGCATGCCATATCAACCCCATTATCCTGCTTTTTATACTGCAAATCCATTTATAGACAAGTGTAATGTGGAGGGCTCAAGATGGAATCATAAAAAACATCAGTTTTCAGATATAACACTTGTACATCCAGTAGATATGGAAAGAGGGAAAATGATAAATGTTTTGGCGGGGGATGCTAGTGCTATTTATGATATGGATAAATTAGCATATAAAAAAGACACTGAGGAAGAAGAATATTATAAGAAATTTAAGATAACTGCGCCTTTTCATTTTTTAAATAATAGTGCTAATAGAAATTATTGTGTTGCTATTAGATGTTATAAAACAACAGAATAGAGGTGATATGAATGCCCCTACATAAAATTCCCCTATGCAGTTTTAAATATGTAGGGGACAATACTCTTTCTAGTGGGGCTTTTGTATATGATACCACATGGAAAGTATTAAAAACTAAGGAGAAGCTATTTTATAAAGATAAAGTGATTGAAATAAACAAAAGCATAGGGGATAAACTTTTATATAAGAATTTTTATAATATAGGGAAGAATAATAATAAATATTTTTATAAAGAAAATTCTATAATGATAAAAGAATTTGAAAAAGAGTTAGGATCAGGTATTGCAGAAATAAATAAGAATAAAAATATAATTACTGAAAATACAAATACTATAGAAATTAATAAAAATAAAAATACAGAATTAGAAAATATAGAAGATAAAAATATAAACATAAAGGTAGATAAAAATTTATTAGATATCAGGAATACACAACTAAATAAAAATAATATTATATTAAATTTATATATAGATAAAGAGAATTTACAATTAGATAAATCTAAAACTGTATATACAGATGGAATAGCAAAAAAAGAAATATTCAAAGATAACATTATAAAAAATTTTAAATTAGGAAAAAACATAAATTTTGAAAAATATTATAATTGTTATTTAGCTAGGATTTATTTTAAAGAAATTAATACGAATGAATTAAAATTTATTAAAAGAAATAAATCTAAAAACATTGATAAAGATACATGCTTTTTTATAGACAGATTTAATTTAGAAGAAATAATTGGGAATGGTCTAAAAATATTAAAGAAAAACATTATGGAAAATATAAATGCATATAGAAATATAAGCAATTTAAATTTAATAGATATAAAATCTATAGATAAAAACTATAATTCTAGATTAATGTATATAAGCCTACCTAAAAATATAGGAAAATATAAATACACAGATTTTTTAGACAAGGTAAATATAAAATCTATAGATAAACATGATAATAAAATATATTTTTATAGAGAAAAAACCAAAATGCTATGTAAACATGATAATAGATGTTTGGATAGAAAAGTTATAGCAACTATATTAAAAGAAGATAAAGGATATTTAGACTATACATCTTTAATTAATATCTATAAACAAATAGAAAAAGGCTTGTTAGATTTGACTATATGGAGCATATATAAGGAACATGATAAGAATCTAAAAGGTACAATTATAAAAGATGTATATGAAGCTAGAACTAATATAAAATTTATTGAAGTAACTAAGAGATGGTGGTGGCTAAGGCCTACATATCCTGCAGATGAATTAATTATCCCTAATAAGGACTTTAATTATAATACTGATTTATTAAACAATGCGGATTATGAATATTTAAGATTTAATAATCACCCTATTGAATGGGGAAAAGATTGGGGAATAGATTATAATATTCCGCCTATAGGAATTAGTATTGAAATAATGCTAGATTTAATAAATATTCTAATGATGATATGGCATAAAAATACTCAAGCTTGGTTAAGCTGCACAGGTAAAGAATCTATACAATTTATTATGGAATTGGTTTATGATTGGTATACTTTAGATACATCAAATCCAAATACAGATTATATTAGGGCATACAGATGGATTAGGTGGGAAGCTGAAAAAGTATATTTTTGTGATGTTAAAAATGGATTACAAGCCATAGGATTACTTATAGCTAATTTAATAGGTTATATGAAACAGCATCATTTTAATTTAGTCCCAATTTGGTATAATCCAAAAGCTATGGATATTGAAAGAGAATTTAATAAAGTAGCAACTAATGGTGATATTATAAAAAACTTAGATAAATTGAAAGGTAAAAGACGTTATTATATAGAAACACAAAACTTTGAAAAGGAAAAAATATTTGGGGGGTAAATATTATGTTAGAAAGTACAATAGATTTTAAAAAACCAAGACAAAAAATGTGGGGAATATTAAAAGATAAAACTTTAGCATCCTTACCTTATGGGCATGAAACTAATAAAGAAGGAGCCGAAGTATCTTCCTATGCAACAAATTGTTATGAAGATGCATTAGCGGAAGCGCATACATTATTAGCACAGGGAGTAGGAACTAAAGATATACAGGTGGTTGAATTTGTTCCATATGATTATATTATGCAGCCTAGAGTTTAATTGGGGTGATTTCAATGAAACTTATAAAAGTAAAAGATGGATTATTAGAGGTGGAGAATTTTTTCTTGACCTCTTCATTTTCTGATTTTGCAGGAGAAAGTAATGCGGCTAGAGATATTAAAACAGGCAAATTAAAATTAATTTCTAACAATAAGATAGAGAGAAAATTTGATTATAATGAATTTGTAATTGAATTAGAAAAAGAAAACTTTAAAGATATGAATGACTATGATTACTCTATGATTTATCTAGGGAATAATGAATATACATTTGGTATTAAGGATGAGGGATTAGAGAATCAGAGTAGATATTGGAAAATATTAAAGCGAGATAATTATATACAAGCTTATTCAAGTGAGGATGGTATAAATTATAAAAACATAGGCGGCATGAAATTTGACGAAGCTATAACTAAACAAGGATTTATGAAATATAGTGATGAGAATTTTATATTAAATACCTATAAAGTTTATAAAAATCCATATATAACTATTCAAAATTTCCCTGAGAATACTATTTGTGAATTATATGATTTAGATAACAAATTAATTAAGACTAGATTATTTAATTCAGATATGGAATGCAAAGTATTTATAGACAGTAGTATTATAGGATATTTTGCATTTAAAGATGCTTATGGGAAAGTAATATATACAAGTGATGCTCTTCGTATACAATACGGTGATATGTGGGTATTTAGTCCTTATAATTTTGAAATAATTTATCATGGGAATGTAGTAACTAATATTAACCCAGCTATGTTACAGGATTTAGAAGAATTAATAACAATTAAAAATATAGGAGATAAGGACTATACAAATATTAAAATAGAAACGGAGACACCTGGTAATGACCTAATTCAGTTGTCTTTTGATGGTATTAATTATATAGATTTTTTAACTATGGATAGCATAAAACAGAATGAAAGCAAAGATATATATGTAAAAATAATTAAAAATGCAGAAAATCATAATTTTGCAGTTAGGGATTTTCAACTGGTTATCAGTGAATAGAGGTGAATAGGGGTGAACATATGAGTGAGTTTTTTTATGTGACACAGGACAAGGACGTAGTCATAGATGATAGTGTAACATCCAGAAATTCAACTTGGAGTAGTGAACAAATATTTGAAGAAATAATAAATCATATACAAGGGAATTCAGGTGGAACAAATTTGAAATATAGAGAAATCAACGATACTATTAACTTAAAAGCAGGAGAAGAAATTACAAAAGACTATGATTTAGGTGATAATACAATGATTTTAACTACTTTATATTTAGATATACCAGATGGTAGTACATTTAGATTTAGAGTTTTTGATAAAGTAAAAAATGGATTTTTATTATATGATTCAGGTAAGGTAATGCATTATACAGATAGTGTATTTATTCCTTATCAAGATAAAGATAAAGATACAAATTTATTGCATACTGTAATTACAAATTATAATCCTAACAATTCAGAAACTTTAAACGTCAAATTATTAGGACTGGAGGTGCAAAAAATATGAACAAAACTGATTTTATTCTTAATTATGAAAAAATAATAAATGGTAGCACTATTTCAAATGAAAATTTTATATGCGTTTTAAATATTTTAAAGAATCAAAGAATTATACCATATGATTATACGTATAATTCAGAAGATACGTCTGTTAGTCAAAAAGATGTTATTTTAAAAGGCATAGAACAAGCAGTCTTAGTATTTTATAAAATTTATTTAGGACAATAGGAATGGAGGAATTTAAGTGTTAATAAAAGGAGAATGTTTAAAAAGCAATTTGCTACAAACAATACATGATGCAATTTTATATTCTGGATCTAACTGGACAGAAATTTCTAGTAATAAAGAACAAGATTATAACGTTGTTGGTGGTGGCTCAGATGGATGGGTTTTTAAAAGCCCTGTAATTGGGGGGGAAGGTCAAAGCATATTCTTAACATTAAAAAGTCAAGATTTTACACAGGATGGAAGGAATTTAATTATGATAGGGCTAAGTGAAGATTACTCTCCGGCATTGGAAATTGGTACAAATGGTATCCATACTAATAAATTCTATGAAGTTTGGGCAATATGTAATAATGCTAAGAATAACGATATGACATGGCTACCAACAGATACAATTGAATATTTTATTGATGTTTTAGACCATAGAATACTGATAGTTTTACAAAAAAAATCTGAAACTTTATATAATTATCCCCAATATTGTTATATAGGATATCCAAATTTAAATACTAATTTAGAAAGTCCAAATGCAATAAATCAATTTATTTTTGCCAGTAATTTATCAGGGTTAGATTCAGTTAATAGACCAACATGGTTTAAAACATCTCAACCTAAATCAAGCTCATATAATCCATATGGTCAAATAGCGATTTCATATGTAAATTTGAATATAAATAATCCTACTCCAAACGGAATGTATCTTATGCACCCTGTTTATTTAACTGGAGATGGCGTTGTATCACCAGCATGTGGAATTTTAGGCATACTTGATGGTTTGTATTTTTTACCTGCTACAAATATTAGTAATGGAGATATTATAAAAGTAGGAGATGATACTTATAAAGTATTCGTTAAACAATATACGATAAATAATTTTCATATAGATATGGGAATTGGGTATAGGGCTTATTATGATTCTATTAATGCATCAGTTTTTGCTATTAAGATTAGTTAGAAGGTGTTAAATTATGATTTATACTGGAACAATTGTAAATTCGGATATATTATTTGGTAAATGTTTATATAGCTTAAATGGTATGCTGGTACCAACTGAACCAATTATAGTTGGTACAAAAAAGAGACGTATACTTAATGGATATAATATTTTAGATAATAATGCTTATGTATTTACTAGAATACCAAAAGAACATGTCTTAAATAAATTTAAAAAGCTTGGTGGTAATGTTAAATATTAATAAAAAAGCGGATTATAAAATAAAAGTACAAAATAAATAAGATGAATGGCACTTTAATAAAACAATCTTCATTTCAAATATTAGATGAGAAAAATAAATATGTTAAAAGTAAGGAATCTTAACAGGTTCTTTTTTTATTTTTAAAATTTACATGGGGGTGCAGCATGGAGCAGAATATACTTAAAATGGCATTACAGCAAGGATTATGGGCAGTACTATTCGTAGTGCTGCTTTTTTATATTCTAAAAGAACAGGAGAAAAGAGATAGAAAAGCAGGGGAAAGAGAAGAAAACTACCAGGATATAATTTCCAGGCTTACAGATAAATTTAATATTCTTGAAGATGTCAAAAAAGATGTGGCGGAGGTAAAAGACAAAATATTTAAATAAAATTTTGGGGGTAAAGAAATATGGAATGGTTAAAAAATTTTCTCCAAATTAAAAAGATAATAGCTTTACTTACTACTATAGTATTTTGCATATTAGCTTTAAAAGGGAGTATAAGCAGCACAGAGTTCTTAAGTGTATTTACTTTAATCATAGGATTTTATTATGGGCAGTCTAGTGCTAGACAAGCAGCTAAAGAAAGCAAGGAGCAGGAATAAAGGCCTGCACTTTTTTTATTAAATTTACAGGAGGTAGCTTTATGAAAGGTATAGATATAAGTATGCATAATGGTAATATTAATTTTAATACAGTTAAAAGCGCTGGATATAGCACTGTAATAATTAAAGCAACGGAAGGGGTTAATTATATAGATCCACTTTTAAACACGCATTATAACGGTGCTAAAGCTCAAAATCTTAATATAGGATTTTATCATTTTATGTCGGAAAAAACAAATCCATCTCAGCAGGCGGTGGACTTCTGGAACGCTATTAAAGATAAACAATTTAATATAATATCTACGTTAGATATAGAAACAAATAATATGGATAGAAGTGCTAAAGAAATATCGGATAGATGTATAGAGTTTCTAACTAAATTTAAATCTCTAAGTTGTATGGACTGCATGGTGTATACAGGTGGTTACTTTGGCAGAGATAATTTAGACAGTAGAGTTAAAAAATATCCAGGGTGGATAGCACATTATGGTGTAGATAAGCCTATGGAAACTGGTTTTAACGTTATAGGACACCAATATACAGAAACCGGAAGAGTTAATGGTATTAGTGGTAATGTAGACCTTAATAATTTCTCAAAGAATATATTTCTAAATGCTAAAAAGGAGGAAAAGAAAGTGGAGAATTTAGTTGTTTTTAATAATATAGCAGACCAAAGAGCGGCAGAATATCTAGCGGATAAATTAAACTGCCCTACTATATTTGGAAGTAGACCGTTTGATTATACTTGCGTTAAGAATGTAATAGGCGTAGGTGGTAAGAAAGAGCAATACACAACTTATCTATCGAAGCTTATATCTGGGAGAAGCCGCTTCGATACTATGCAGGCAGTGTTAGACTATATAAATAAGAAGTAAATTTTTGAGGTAAATAAATATAAGGGTAGTGTTAATCAAACTGTAATACAAGGTCAAAACATTCTCGATCCTACAGAAAATGCAGTTGCAGCAGTTAAAGTAGCGCAGTAATGATTTTATTACATTAGAGTATCTATGTACTTACATGGGAACTGTAGTAGTTACCATGTTAATGGTACAGTTTAGTAAGGAGCTTCTAGGAGTTAAGAAAATACCAACTAGGTATTATACTTTCTTGGTAGCTCTTTTTAATATATTAGTTTGTAGTATATAAATAATACATTTACTATAGCTGAGTTATATTTAATGCTTATAAATGCTATATTAGTATGCTTTACTGCTACTAGAGGGTATGACTTTAGCAGTAAAAAAGTAACAGTAGATGAGCAAAAGAAAATAGAACAAAATAATATAACTAATTATATAAAATAGAATTTTAGCTAATATTGTCATAAAGCTTGTCCTTTTTGCGGAAAAGATTTACAATAAAAGAGAAACCACTACTGATTTGGCGGTCTGAGTGGTTTCTTAAAAAGTATATTGTATTTCATTTTATACCTCTATTATACTTGGTTTATTGTTGAAATACAAGGAATTTGGAGGACCCTATGAGTAAAAAAAAGGTTAGGTGTTTTAGATATAGGTTAAAACTAAATAATACAACAGTGGAAAATAGTTATTTAAAAGATGTTGTTAATGAAATATTTGATGTGAATAACAATAATGATATTAAAGAATTAAATAATGGGAATTTGGTAAATATATTAATAGGAGAAGATTCGGATAATTACTTATCTTTAGAATTTATAAAAAAAGTATCAACAACAGATAAAGATGAATTTATTGAAACAAAAGATGTAGATGAAAGGTATTTGTTTTTTAGAATTGGAAGAGAAAAAGATATAGAAGGAGCAATCAAAAGGAATATTGAAACTTGGGAAGGTAGCGGAGTGATTGGAGCTAATGAGCAAGATTCATATAATTTAGAAATATGCACATATATATTAATAGATACCATGAATGGAATAATTTTAGAATTGTTTGGCAGATATGCTCCAACGGTAAAATCTTTAAAGCATTTATTAAATAAATTAATATCTAGACGCGAAAGTGATGTATTAGCTGGCATTACCTTCGATTATAATAATATAATGACTGATGAATTAATTAACTCATTAAGAGATAATGGAACCAGGCTAGGGCAAGTAACATATAACTATGAGAATCCAAATTTAGATATGCTAATTGATATTGGATTTACGGCAGAACAAATAAATAGATTAAAAGAACTAGATGTTTTTCAATTGGAAATAAATTTAAAAGGAAGAGTACGAGTACCTTTAACCAGAACTCCAGATAAAATAAAATCTGTATTAAATAGTTTTAGAAATGCACCTCAAAATATGAAAGATAAGTTATCATTTAAAGGAACTACAAAATCTACATCAACTAAAAACTATACATTTAAGGAAGAAGAAGTGACATACAATATTGATATTCCATATGAAAGAATAACTGATAATAGAAGGATTAAATTATCTTTGGACGACATAGCTTTTGAGGCTTACACAAGATTATATAATTTATATAGTGAGAATATAACTAGAATAGCATCATACACTAGTTAATAATATATATATAAAGAGGGTGAGTGCTGTTGAAAAAATATTACAAGAGCATTGTTGAATTAATTATTTTTTCTGTATTGATTTATAATTTAACTAATGTGAACTTCCTTTTAGAAAATGAATTTAATTTAATTACTATAAATACTGTTCTTGTAGGATTTTTATTCACAATATATACAATTCTTATCCCTTTATTAGATGAAGAAATAATGGAAGCTTATGAAAAAACAAAGGAAATAGAAAGAGTATTTGATAACATCACCTTAGGCATAGTATATGGAATTTTATCAGTCTTGTTTACTATAATGGGATTAGCTATATTTGGAATAGTAACTGAAAATAAAATGACTAATATTTACAAGCTATGGTTAACAATAGATTTATCTTCCTTTATCTTGGTTATGAAATCAATGCTTTTATCTATACTCGACATGAGCAGTATAGTTGGATCTATTAGAGATTTTAATAAACTAAAAAGAAAAAAATGCCAAGCAAATGATGAAATGAAGAATAGATTTATAAAAAAAGGTTAAAGTTATTTTCTTATCGTTTTAAAAAATAATTTTTTAGGAGGTAGCTTAGGGAATATCCTTTGCTACCTTTTTTATTTTGTAAGTATAAAGAAAAATTAAACTTAAAAAGCACTCCCTTATAAAAATAAAAATTGTTAAAAAAGACAAATTTAAAATGTATAATTAGCAGTGCATAATAGGCAGGAGCTGCCAATATTAAAAAGCATATGCAACTTAGGATTATAAAAAGCACTGCCTTTTAATACTTTATTAAAGAATTTAAAATACATGTAAGTAAGGATCCAGAACATTGTCCAATGTGATTTTTAGCTATATAAAATTTTACAAGGCAATTCTAAAAATAAAAAGGGATGCGAAACTATTGTTAGGGCAGCACTATATAAAAAATCAAGAAAGGTTACAGATATTTTCCCCTTTCTATAGCTGCACCAATATTTATAAAAATATATAGATAAATAAAAAAATAGAAATAAATATGCACTATCCCTCTAAACATTTTTAATACCATTCCACAGCTCCATTTAACTTTTCGTACACTCTAATCCAACTACCATTTTTAAAATTTACTTTTATACTACATACCACATTATCCATTCTAAAATCTTTATATCCTTCAATTTCTTCTTTAAATTCCTCACTCTGTAAATTAAAATAATAATTAAATAATTCTTCTTTATTCAATCTAACATCTCCTTGAATTTTAATACCCAATTAGCACTATTACTTTCCCACATCTTTCCCACATTAGTTTTAAAATGTGGTATATAAATATAGAGGATAATAGTTAACAAGACCTCTTATACCAATGGCTATAGATGAGCTTGTTTAATTAAATATACATTTCCTTCGAATCAGGGGTTCGATTCCCCTTGGAGCTACCATATGTTGAAATGCAAGAGTTTACAAAGATGTAAGCTCTTTTATTTTTGCATTTTCCCACACTATTCCCACATTAGAAAAGTATAAAAATAAAAAGATATAAACAAAGTAGTTTCCCACATTTATTCCCTCATCTAAATTTATATAAATAAGCTATTTAATTTTTCAACCGCTGAAATTTTTTCTTTAGGCATTACATGAGTATATATATTAGCTGTGATTGAAATGTCAGAATGTCCTAGAAGGGTTTGAACAGTTTTAAGAGGGACATTTGCTTCAAATAATTTCGTGGCATAAGTATGACGCAAGGCATGAAATTTCTTGTGAGGTATTTTAGCTTTTTTTAATAGATTTTTATAACTCATGAATAAATTTTTAGTGCTTAAAGGATTTCCAGTTGCAGTAGCGAAAATAAAATTATTATCCAAATAGGAAGGACCTGCTTTTATTTTTTCTAATTTTTGTTCTTTCTCATGTTCTTTTAAAACAGGAATTAAGGTTGAAGGAATAGGAACAATCCTATTAGATGTTTTGCTTTTAGGAGCCTGGGTTATAACTTCATGTCTTGAAGAACCATCAGATTCTATTATTTTTACACGTTTTATAGTTTTTTCAACCTTAACTTCCTTTAAGTCTGTGTCAATATCACTCCATTTTAATGCTAGGAGTTCTCCTTGCCTTAAACCAGTACCCAAAGCCATAAGTATTAAGCATTTCAATCTGTGCCCATTTAAAGCTTGTTTTAAAGTGTCTATTTCAGCATCAGTAAATATTGCAATTTCTGTGTCTTTAACATCTTTTTTACCTGGAATAATTATTTTTTTACCAGAACAAGGATTCTTTAAAATATATCCTTCATCAACTGCGTAATTTAAAAATTGATTTAATAATTTATTTAGGCTTTTTATTGAACTACTGCTTTTACCATTATTGTAAAGATTATTATAGTATCTTTGAACTTGAAGGGATTTTAAGTCAGATAGTTTTAAGCTATATAATTCACTTTCTTTTATATAATTTCTGTATATTCCTTCGTAGCGTTCAAAAGAAGTTGGTTTAACTTTTATTTTCACAACTTCAAATAACCAAGTGTGCATTAAATTCCCTAATATTGTATCTTTATAATTTATATTAAGACCATTTTTTATATTATTTATATATTCATCACGTTTATCCTCAGCTTCTGTTTTACTTTTACCATAGAATTCTTTCCTAATTAGCTTACCATTAGCATCTCTCCCTATAGAGGTTGTTACTCTAAAATAATCATTACCGTTTTTGGTGTAGTTAGTCTTACGCGCCATAAGCTTCCCCTTCCTTCTATAAATTTATTATTTGCTCCAAAGCCTTTAGTTTCATTTAAATCTTTATATTTTACTTTGATGTCTAAATAAGAAATTATTTTTAACGGATTTCTTGTGTTATATTTTGCTATAGTTAGTTTTGCGTGCTATATAATATCTACCCCTTATTTAATTCTTCTCAAAATAACTTCTTCGTGTTTTGCAACTTCATGTTCAATTCTGTTAAGCTGTTCGCTATTTTGCTTATAGCCATCAAATAATGCATTAAGTTTTTCTCCATGTTCATTCTCAATTTTAATAACAGTTTTTTCAACATTAGCTAATCGAGAACTTAAATCATCTTGCCCCTTCTTTAAATTATCTTGACCATCTTTTAAGTCAGCATACATCTTCTCCATTAAGTCAAATATTTTTTCACTTTCCATTTTTATCATTCTCCCTTTCATAAATTTTAAACAGGTCTACGTTTCAATATCTCAATATCTACTTGATGATGCCCGATAATATCCTTCATTGCTTCAATAGTTTCCTTGCTTTCCTTTACATCTTGTGTCGTACTTTTTAAAGCTGTTTCAACTAAATCAAAATGTTCGTTAACCATAGCATCTGAATTCTTAAAAGAAAGTTCATTTTGTTCTTTATGAGCAGTTTGGACTTCAGCAACAGTATTAATCTTATTTTCTATAGATTCAAGGGATACAGAGTTCTTTTTAACTTCTGTTTCAACATTAGCTGATCGGGAACTTAAATCATCTTGACCTTTTTTTAAATTATCCTGACCATCTTTTAAACCATTGATGTCACCTTTTAAGTCATTGATGTCGCCTTTCAAGTCAGCATACATCTTTTCCATAAGCTCAAATATTTTTTCATTTTCCATTTTATCAGTCTCCTCTACTTTTTATACTTATATCCAATTAGCTCTTAACCTTGCATCTTTTCATCTAAGCGTCTTTCAAATTCAATAACTTTATTTTCGGTTTTTACTGCCTTAGAAGTAGTGGTATTAACGTCAATTTGTAAATCATCTATTTTTTCACTTAGTTTATTAAAGTTTTGGCCTAATGTTTTAGATGTATTGCTGACGGCAAGCTCTATAACATCAAGTCTGTCATTTATACTTCTCTTATCATCATTATTATTGCGCCCTATTTGGCTCCTGAATGATTCTTGACCTTCTGCAAGTAATTTTACATTGCTATCAACTTTTTCAAGTAATATAGAGCTTTTAGCAGTATCAGCTTTTAAGTCTTTAACATTACTTTCAACATTGCTGAGCCTGTTATTCATTTTCTGCATTTCTGAATACATGTTATCCATTCTTGAAGTCATTTTGTCGAACTTGTTGTTCATTTCAGAATACATTTTAGACATTAAATCAAAAGTCTTATCGCTTTCCATCTTTATCAATCTCCTTTTCATTTAAGATATTTATATTAACCTTAATGGGTTAAAACTTTTTTATAATCCCAAAATGGGGTTCGAACATTACTATGTAATTATCTATTTCAAAGTAGGCGCCATACTTTTCTCTATAATGCTGAATTGCTTCCTCTAAAAATTCCTCTGTAACTTCTAGGTATTCAGCTAATTCACATCTATTTCTGGCACCACTATTATAGGCATTTACTATGTCAATAATACCTACTAATTTTTCATAACCCCAGTTGCGAGCTTTCTTCTCCTGTTTTACATTTTCAATTTTGTTTTGGTTGGTAATATTACCTACAGTTTTATTATAATGCCCTAATTCTTCCGCTAGAATAACGTGTTTTTGTTTATCAAGTAAATTTCTATTTATTAATACTTTATTATTAGAGTAATAGCCACATTCCTCACAATCCCCAAAATCTATCTCTTTAATTTTTATCTTATGTTTTTCAGCTTCAACTAATAAACTTTCGTATTTTGTCATGTAACCCCCTTATGAGATTATTCCTCATCCATCTCTTTAAAAATCTCTTTTGCTTTATTTAATCTTTCTTTAGATTTTTCAGGGGATAATCCATCATCATGTGCTGCTAAGGTATAAATTTCATTTTCTTCTTGTGTATATTTATTTATTTCAGTTAATTCAGATACTCTTTTGATAGCTTCATCTTTACCGGTTTCATTTAGTTTATTGAAGTTTGATATTAATGTTGTTTCTTTTTTATCTTTAATTTCAATGTCATCATCAAAATCGTCAAGTGTGCACCCTAATACTTTTGATAAAGCTTTTAGCGTTTCTAATTTAGGGTCTTTGGTAGTTCTATTTAATATTTTGTTTAAAGTTCCCAATGGCACTCCAGACATTTCGGAAAGTTCCTTTGATGTAAGATTCTTTTTCTTTTTTAATTCTTCTATAATTTCTAGTCCCATATTATCACTCCCTTGATATACATTATATAACGGTAATATTTTACCGTCAACTATTATTTTACCGTTAAATATAAAAATATTTTAAAAAAGGCATTGACTTTTACCGTTGAAGGGTATATTATATGATTAAACAAACCGTTAATGGTAAATGGAGATGATAAAATGTACCGCGAACTATTAGGAGAAATAGTAAAAAAGGGCCTAAATAGAAAGAAATTAGCTGAAAAAATTGGGGTTTCTGAAAAAACACTAAGAAATAAGTTAAATGGGAAAACAGATTTTACATGGAGTGAAGTAAAAAAAATAAGAGATATCGTTGCCCCAGAGTATACTTTAGAAAAATTATTTGAAAAATCAGATACCAAAAATCTAAATTAAAAGGAGGAACTTAAATGGCATTAAAAACATTAACATTAGAAAGGCAAGCAGATAAAAATAAGGTTAAAAGAATTGAACAAGAAAGCAAAGGGGCAAGATTAGGATTTAGAAATAGTTAAAGGAGGGGATAAGATGAACAACTTACAGATTTTTAATAATCAACAACTTATACCATTAAAAGAAAATGAAACTGGTGAGGTAATAATAAGTGGTAGGGATTTGCATGAGTTTTTGGGAATAAAAACCGAATATAGAAAGTGGTTTCCACGAATGACTGATTATGGTTTTATTGAAAATCAAGATTATATAAGGGTGTCCCAAAAATGTCCTACCCCTGGAGGAGAACAGGAAATTGTAGACCATGCGATTAAATTAGACATGGCAAAAGAAATAGCAATGATACAGAGAAATGGAAAAGGTAAGCAGGCAAGACAATATTTTATAGCAGTAGAAAAAGCATGGAACAGTCCTGAAATGATTATGAAGAGAGCTTTGGAGTTTGCAAATAAGAAAGTTATTGAATTGCAAGATAAAATCCAAATAGATAAGCCAAAGGTCATATTTGCAGATAGTGTTACAGCTTCAAGAACTTCAATATTGGTCGGAGAGCTTGCAAAGATTATTAAGCAAAATGGATATGATATAGGGCAGAACAGGCTATTTCAATGGCTCAGGGATAATGGATATCTGATAAGTCGTAAAGGTACTGATTATAATATGCCAACACAGAAATCTATGGAACTGGGACTGTTTGAAATCAAGGAGACATCTATCACACATTCAGATGGACACATAAGTGTAAATAAAACACCAAAAATTACTGGTAAAGGGCAGCAGTACTTCATTAATAAATTTATTGAGAATGAAGCAAAAGAAGAAACAGCTTGTAATTAAAAATTAAATTAAAAGGAAGAGTGATTAAATGAGCAATTTAGAAAAAAATCAAAACAAAAAAGAAGTTGCCCAGGAACCATTAATAAAAAAATATACATTAACAATACCAGATGGACTATTGAAAGAAATTAAGGGAAAGGCTAATCAACAAGGGATGTCAGTTAACGCATACATCTTATTATCAATTAGCCAAACGTTAAAAGAAAAGTGATATTATTTTAAATTCTTTTGTGTATATTCTTTTAAAACCATTTCAATTTCTTTATTTACGGAACGGCCGTTGTTTTGAGCTATAATTTTCAATTTGTCTAATAACTCTTTTGGTATACGTAATGTAAATTTAGGTAATTGAGAAGTCATTAAAAAACCTCCTTTTAAAAGTCGTCATAATGACATCACTATTATAGCATAGAAAACATTTTAAAAAAAGTATTGACGGCATAATGACGGCATGGTAACATAATGATAAGAGGTGACGGCAAAGTGAATTTAAAGCAAAGACTTACAATACGAATGCCAAGTGAACTAAATACAAAACTGTCAATTAGGGCACAAAAGATAGGAATAAGTAAAAATAGCTTAGTTTTACAAATATTATGGGAAAAGGTACAAAAGGAGGATATAAAAAGTGTGTAATGATTTACAGGTTTTTAAGAATGAACAGTTCGGAGAAGTAAGAGCTTTGATACTCAAAAACGAACCTTGGTTTGTAGGAAAAGACGTGGCTAAATGCTTAGGGTATAAAGATACCAAGGATGCTATAAGACAACATATAGATAATGAAGATAAAACTATAATTCAAAAGGGGCAAATTACCACCTTAGAAATTCCAAATAGAGGATTAACAATTATAAATGAAAGCGGGTTATATAGCTTAGTATTAAGTTCAAAATTACCAACAGCAAAGAGGTTCAAAAGATGGGTTACATCAGAAGTGCTGCCACAAATAAGAATACATGGAGCATTTATGACAGATGATACTTTGGAAAAGGTATTAACAAACCCTGATTTTCTTATAAAATTGGCAACAGAACTTAAGGAGGAAAAAGAACAACGCAAGGCACTTGAATTACAAAATAAGCAGAAAGAGCAAATCATAGGAGAGCTGAAACCTAGAGCAGACTATACAGATAGAATTTTAAAGAACAAAGGGCTTGTAACAATAACACAAATTGCTAAAGATTATGGAATGACTGGAATAGAGTTAAATAGGTTATTGCATGACTTAAAAGTGCAATATAAACAAAGTAATCAATGGCTTTTATATAAAGAGCATAGTGGTAAGGGATACACACATTCCGAAACTGTAGATATTGTCAGAAATGATGGTAAACCAGATATAAAAATGAACACTAAGTGGACACAAAAAGGTAGATTATTTTTATATAACTTACTTAGGAAGAATGGAATATCACCAACTATTGAGAATGAAGCAAAAGAAGAAACAGCTTGTAATTAAAAATTAAATTAAAAGGAGGAAATATAGATGGATATTACAGCAGAACAGCTAAAAGACATTATAAGGGATGCCGTTAAAGAAGCGGCACCTGAACCCCAAAAAGCAACTATGACAATACAAGAGTGTGCTAAATACAGCGGCATAGGAAAAGACAAGCTCATGGAATTAGCGCATAGTACAAATTCAGATTTTCCAGCTTTTAGAGTAGGTAAAAAGTTTCTAATTAATAAAGAGTTACTAGATAATTGGCTAGAAAATATAAGCAAAGAAAAGAAAACACTATAAGGATAATTAAAGGGGATAAAAATGTTAGAACTGAAAACACAGTATGGAACTTTTGGAAACTTTAGAGACCTATATAGATTTATGTTAGAAGAAGATATAGAGAATGTAAGAGTAACTACTTATTATATTTTTGATAAGTTAAGCACTTTAAATTTGAGCCTACAAGAAATAAAGAATTTAGCATATAGCAAATAATTAACTAAGGCTGAATAGCCTTTTATAAAAAACTGTTTTATCAATCTAGGGATATACTCGCCCAATATATGTATATGCGAAAGGAGTGAGAATATGAGCAACATTTTAAAAGTAGTATTAACCAATGCTGTTAGAAATACAGAGATACAAAAGGCTGGTGAAATTTTAGGCATATCTCGTAAGCAAGTAATCAAGCTAAGAAAAGGAGAAAGTGCCAATATAAACAGTGATAAATTACTTGGTTTCATACTTGATTATATGGCACATCCTAGATTAATTATAAAAGAACATTTTATAGATTAATAAATTTTAAATTATTAAATTGTGAATCAGAATTATCAAAGTAGGTATTTTGGGCATAACTTTTAATATCATTTAAACTGTTATCGGGTTGGAAACTATCGTTGGCAAAAACATCATCTATATTAGTCCATTCGTTCAATATGCTATATAGGAAGATGTCAATTTGGAACAATCTATTACAACATATTTTAAAATCCAATACATCCCTCTTGTTGTAAAGTTCGATTGCTTCAAGCTTTAGTTGGTTGAACTTATTTATAAGTATTTCTCTACATTTAACAGGATTAAATAAATGTTTTTCGACACTAGGTTCGCCATCACCATATTGACTAATAGTTTCAGCAACTTTACCGTCAGGATAATCCCTAAGAGCTTCTTGATAAATAGATTCCCAACCACAGGGTATATCCTCAATATTTAAATCCCATAAAAACTTAACCATAAATAATCACCACCTTTCACCAAAATTCTACCATGATGGGGGCGAAAAGTAAAAATGCAGGAGGGACGGATATGATAAGAAAGTTATTAGAAGATAACGGAATTACATCCACGGATGCAGAGTTTAAAGAGCTTATGGATTCCGTTACCGAGTATATAAAGCTTAACCAAATCAGGTTCGGCAAAAGGACAAATCTTTATGAGGTTTTAGGAATATCTTTAAGAACAATTAACGTGCTTAGGAGGTGTAGCTAAAAATGTATTTTGAAAATCTTGTAGCTTTGCATATAGCAATAGAAAAGCAATGCCCGCAAGAGACAGCATTTAAATATTTGGATAGGCTTTTGGATGGTAAATCAAGAAAACATAATAATAAGCCTAAATTTATATGGACTAGTGATGATATAGAGGACATAAAGAGATTTAGAAAACAAGGGCTTACTTATAAGGGAATAGCAAAAATATATTTTACAACAGATGATACTATTTTCCAAGTGTTAAGGAGAAATAAAAAAAAAGCCCTTTGCAGAGGGCCAATAATTAAAAAACACTAACTACAGTTTACATGGAAATGGAGGTTTTGTAAAGATGGATAAGCTTAAATGGCTCCAAGAAAGACAAAAAGGTATTGGCGGAAGTGATGTTGGAGCAATAATGGGAGTTAATAAGTGGAAAACACCGTTCGAAATTTATTTAGAAAAGACAGAGGAAATACAAGAAGTTAACGAGCAAAGCGAATCAGCATACTGGGGAGATCAGTTCGAAGAAGTAGTCGCTAAAGAATTTGAAAAGAGAACAGGTAAAAAAGTACGAAGGGATAGAAGACATTTTCAGCATCCATCATATCCATTTATGGTTGCAAATATTGACAGGAGAGTAGTGGGAGAAAATGCAGTATTGGAATGTAAAACAGCTAACCAATTCTTAGCTAAAGAATGGGAAAGTGAAGAAATACCAGCAAGCTATTTATTACAAGTACAACACTATCTAGAAGTTACAGGAGCGGAAAAGGGTTATATAGCTGTTTTAATAGGTGGGCAGAGATTTGTTTGGAAAGAGATACCGAGGGATGACGAACTAATAAGGATTATTGTTCAAATTGAAAAAGATTTTTGGATGGAACATGTTGAGAAGAGAATACCACCAGCTTTGGATGGAAGTAGCGCTGCAGAGAAATATCTTTCAGAAAAATATAAGGGATCAAATTCAGAGCTAAGTATTGATTTAAAGTCGGAATATACAGAAAAAATAGACAAGCTTTTAGAGCTAAAGAACACAATTAAGCAATTAGAGAACCAGGCAAAAGAAATTGAGAATAACATAAAAAATGAACTTGGAGAAGCTGAAATAGGCTATACTCCACAGTTTAAAGTTAGTTGGAAGGCAGTTAGCTCTAATAGAATAGACAGTAAACTTCTAAAAGAAAAGTACCCAAATGTTTATAAAAAAGTATGTAAAGAAAGTATGTCAAGAAGATTTACTATTAAAAACTTGAAGGAGGAAAATTAACATGACAACAGCAAGTGAATTAAAGAATCAACTAGCAACTAGAAAGGAAACAGGAGTAGGGAGTGCTGGTAATACAGTAAAGGGGTTATTAGAAAGCCCAGCAATTAAAAAAAGATTTGAAGAAGTTTTAAAACAGAGAGCACCACAATATATGAGTTCTATAGTTAATCTAGTTAACGGAGATGCAAATCTTAAAAAGTGTGACCAGATGAGTGTAATAGCAAGTTGTATGGTTGCTGCTACTTTGGATCTTCCAGTTGATAAAAATTTAGGATATGCATGGGTAGTACCTTATGGCAATAAAGCACAATTCCAGCTTGGTTATAAAGGATATGTACAACTAGCACTTAGAACAGGGCAGTATAAATCTATAAATGTAATAGAAATACATGAAGGTGAATTAATTGAATGGAATCCTCTCACGGAAGAATTAAGGATTGATTTTGAGAAAAAAAAGTCAGATGCAATTATAGGTTATGCAGGATATTTTGAATTAATAAATGGCTTTAGAAAATCAACCTATTGGACTAAAGAACAAATAACCAAACATAAAAATAAATTTAGTAAATCAGACTTTGGTTGGAAAAAAGACTTTGATGCTATGGCTAAAAAAACAGTGCTTAGGAATATGTTAAGCAAATGGGGAATTTTAAGCATTGAAATGCAAAACGCTTACACAGCAGACCAAGAAACTATAAAAAGTGAAGTGCTAGAAACCGGGAACATTAAAGAGAATGTTGAGTATGTAGAGGCAGACTTTGATGTTGATTTTGAGGGTACCCCATTTGAAGAAGGTGTAACTAATGAGTAATATCCCAGATTGTTGTTATGATTATCGTTATGAGCAACCACAAGCGCAGATAGTTGACACTTGCGACATATGTGGTGAGGGTATATATGAAGGTGAAGAATACTACAATATTTGCGAAATGAACATTTGTGAAGACTGCATTTTAGACTTTAAGAAAACAGCAGAAATTTAATATATTTAAAGGAGCAAATAGCATGGCAGGGGAAGGAACCAACAAAGGATGGATAAGTATATATAGGAAAATCGAAGATGGTTGGTTGTGGGAAGATAAGCCATTCGCTAGAGGACAAGCTTGGATTGACCTTCTCCTTCAAACCAACCATAAAGATAAAAAGACATTTTCAAAAGGTGAATTAATTGAAATAAAACGAGGAAGTTTTCTAACATCTGACCAAGAATTGGCGGACAGATGGGGGTGGAGCAGGAATAAGGTCAGGGGCTTTTTGGAGGTACTAGTTGAGGAACGGATGATTACACTTAAAAGGTCACCAAAAGGTACAAGCTTAAGCATTGAAAACTATAGCTTTTACCAAGGTTGTGGTACAACAGAAAGTACAACAGAAAGTACAACAGAAGGTACAACAGAAAGGCAACCGAAGGTACAACAGAAAAACACTAACAATAATGATAATAATATAAATAATGATAATAATGGGAATAAGAGAATAAGAGAAGAACCACCTCAACCTCCTTCTACTCCATCCAATCTGTCTAAAATAGAAAAACTTATTTTAAATAGCTTTGGAGAAATAGCTTATAAGACATGGTTTTCTAATTGCAAAATTACAGAGCATGAGAAAGAAGTTGAGATTGTAGCAACAAGTAGTTTTGTAGCTGGAATGATTACTCAAAAATATAAAGAAGCACTGGAAAAGCTTTGTGGTAAAAAAGTAATAGTTAAGGAGGAGTAAACAATGGAAATATTAACAAATACATTACTTATAGCAAATTTAGTGGTGGTAGCTGCAGGAGCTACCGTAATAGCAAAAGAAATAGACAAGCTAAACAAAAGGGTGGAAATGCTAGAGAATAGTTTAGACTTAAAAGAATTTAAAAAGGAACTAAAAGACCATATAAGCAAAGAATTTATGGGATTATCCTTCAGGGGGATAAAAATAAAATAGGAGATATGGACATGAAAGAGTTAAGAAGAAAGGTTGTTAATATAGCCGCAGAGCTAGCACAGCAGGAAGTTGAGAGAACAGGTAAAGATTATAAGGCGTGCATAGATAAGGCGCTAGATGAAGCTTGTATAAGGCTAGGAGTAAATAGAAAGCAGTTTATAGAAATGTTCTTAAGATAAGACAGAATCTGAAATTTAGACGACGTAAATCCAAAATATTAAAATGGAGTAATTCTAGATAAAGTGTGTGGCCACACCTCCAGACGTGGAGGGAAAGAAAATGGGAAGTAGTAAAAAAATTAAAACAGAGTTATACAATGATAATTTCCAAAATTATAAAAGATATGGGATACCAAAAGCACAGCTGGTAATAGCAGATATACCTTATAACATTGGGAATAACTTTTACGGAAGTAATCCAATGTGGTACAAGGGTGGAGATAACAAAAATGGGGAGAGTAAGTTAGCTAAGAAAGCTGCATTTAATAGCGATTTTAATTTTAATATTGCTGAGTACTTCCATTTTTGTAATCGACTATTAAAAAAAGAGCCAGAAAAAAGCAATGGGCGAGGGAAATCATCAGATGCGCCTTGTATGATTGTATTTTGTTCTTTTGAACAAATACAAACAGTAATTAAATACGCTGAAAAATATGGATTTAAGCATAACATACCTTTGATTTTTTGCAAGAACTATAGTCCTCAGGTGCTTAAAGCAAATATGAGAATTTGTGGTGCAACTGAATATGCATTAGTGTTGTACCGTGAAAAGCTTCCGAAGTTCAGGAATAATGGGAAAATGATTTTTAATTGGTTTGAGTGGCACAGAGATAAAACAAAGGTTTATCCTAAAATACATCCAGCCCAAAAGCCAGTAAATCTTTTAAAACAACTTATAAAGATATTTACAGATGAGGGCGACGTTGTAATAGATCCAGTAGCGGGGAGTGGAACAACCTTAAGAGCAGCTAGGGAATTAAATAGAAATAGTTATGGATTTGAAATATCTAAAGATTTTTATAAGAAAGCAAAAGAGCAAATGTTAGCTGAAAACAAAAGTGAATTTGAACAATTATCTATAGTTTAAATTCAAACAGTTAGCCTGCATTTCAAAAAATAAGGCCATATGTGAGTATTGTTGTAAATTATTATTACTTGATTATCATATGATAATCAAGTAATAATAATAAGGGAAGTGATTTTATGAGTATTAAGGTAATGACTAAGGCGGAGTTTATGGCTAGGTATAGAAAAGACTTAGAAATGAAAAATAGAAAAAAGCAAAGAGATGCAGATGGAGCAATAGCTTTCTTAAAGAAAAGTGTATCCGGGAAAAGTAGTCCTATCGCTAATTCTACCAGGAGAGATAACATATATGGAGGGTTTTAGATGGATAAAAATTTAGGCAAAATATTTGAAGAAGATTTTAAAAAATCAGTGCCAGACTGGTGTTGGATATATAGATTCAGAGATGGAACAGCAAATTTTGCAGGAGAGAAGAACCAGAATGTTAGATTTCAAGCTCATAACATATGTGATTTTGAAGTTATGGCAAATAACAACTTGTTTCTCTTAGAGCTTAAGAGTTATCAAGGTGTGAGTATTCCACTAAGTGGCATAAGAAAAAACCAACTAGAAGGAATGATTAAAGCTAGTAGCTATAGGAATATATACCCTTATTTTATACTCAATTTTAGGGGTGTACAGCGTGTTTATGCAATAAAGGTACAAACACTCTGTAACTTTATTTTAACAGCAAATAGGAAATCTATACCGTTAAAATGGGCTATGGAAATCCAGAACTCTTAAAGGAGGCTAAATGATGGGAGTAGTAGCGTTAATATATATTTCTATGGCAGTATGTTTAGTAGTAGGGATATTAAGTGCCAGGTATGCGATTAGAAAGGTTAAGAGCGTAGAGATAGAAAGAACGGATTTAATAAAAACATGCAAAAATAGCTAAGGAAAGATGACTTAGGTGTAAAAATATTTAAGGCTAAACATAGATAATAATTAAGATTTTAGGGGAGGATTTCGGTATGGTAGACGATAAAGCATTTAAAGAGATGGAACAAAAACTTTTTAATTATTTCAATAAAGATAAAAGGGTGAGTGTTCTAAATAAAAGGTTAGAGATTTTGAAAAAGCAAATATCTGAAATAGAGTACAAGTTAAGAAATGTTGATGTGGACCTCCCCGAAGAATCAAGAGCTGTTGGCTATAATGAAAGGGTTCAAACAAGTCCTACCGACGAAAGTTATGCCGAGAGAGCTTGCATGCATATAACGGATAAGTTGCTAAAGGAACAAGCTTGGAAAAAAGAACAGACCGCTGATATAGAAGAAACTATCAGGAATATTGAAGCAGATAATGCATTTATTGAAGCTAATATAAAAGATCTAAGAGTTGAGGATCAGGAGTTTTTAAAAGAAAAATATAAATATGGAAAAACGGACTGGCAACTGGGGATGAGGTTTGGTATGTCACAATCTACAGCTACAAGAGTAAAAAAACAATTAGTTCAAAATATTATTAATTGGGATGAATGGATAAAATGTATTGGTTAAATTTATATGCAGTTGCTTCATTAATATACAATAATACATTGATTTACTTGACTAATTTTTAAAATATGGTATGATTACTATATTAATTTAATTAGAGGGTGGGTTATGTGTTAAAAAGTTCTATTCCAAAAGATGTTTTGGCTGAGAGATATGTTAGATTGGTGATTAAAGCAATAAATGATTCTAAAGAACAACAATATCAAGAATTGAATGGAAGAGGCTTTAATATCAATAATGGTAGATATCAGGATAGATGGAACTATTTATTTCATAATATAGAAGTATTATTTTCTGACAAGCCATTTAAATGTTATGAAATCTGTAGGAGTGCATTATGGGGATTTGTAGCAATTTATAATTTGGGAAGCAAGATTTTATATATTATATTAAAAAAAGATAGATTTAACACTATAAAGAATGATCATGAAAGTATGTATCATTATGTTAAAGTTTTAAATTCTATAAATTCAAATAAACCTTTTATCACTATATCTAAACCAAAACAAATTTCATTATTTCCTACAAAGGAACCTTCATCGGAACATATATTTGATGATTTAGAAAGCATGTTAAGTGATATAAAAGATGAAATTAAATGGTGTGTAGATATACTTTTCACAGAAAATGCTAATGGAGTAGATTCAATATCAGGTAACTTGGCAACATATGATTTAGATATTTTTAAAACATATAATTGGAATAAGTATATTGTTCCTACTATTACAGAGATTAGTGATACTAAAGAAGGTGGAATTGTTAAATCTGATAAAAATCCACCAATTGAATTAAAGATTAGAAAAGGGAAACCTAGGGAATATAAAGAACAAGACATGGTTGCTAAAAAAGAGAAAGATGATAGGGGTAAAAAAAATACTGATGGGAATTAGTTACATTTAGCATTTAGGAGGTTAACAGGTAAAATGTTAAATACTAGTAAAAAAAGACATAGTAATTTTAATGGAGAAAGACTTAAATTCGCAAGGAAATATAGGGGGAAAACTATAGCAGACTTGGCTCAAGACATAGGAATATCTAAACAAGCAATTTCTCAATTTGAAAATGGAAGATCATTCCCACTATTTGAAACATTAATGAAACTTATAAATGTTTTAAAATTTCCACATGAATATTTTTACGAAGACGATGATATAAATATAGAATTAGGGAATACTTATTTTAGATCATCAAGTAAAATGACTAAAAGGGAGGAAAGCATTCAGAAAGAAAAAACTAAATTAATAGGGAAAATTTTTAGTTTTCTAGATGAATATATAGAATTTCCTAAATTAAATTTGCCTGAGTTTAAAGCAGATCTGACAATTGAAGAAATGGCTATAAAACTCAGAGAGCATTGGGGACTTGGAGAAGAGCCTATTAAAGATATAGTATATGTGCTCGAAAAAAATGGTGTAATAGTCACGTCAATGAATACTAATACTGATACTATAGACGCATATAGTCAGCAACAAAATATAAACGGGGAAAAACATTTTATAGTTGTATTAGGGAATGACAAGCATTCAGCTACGAGAAGACAATTTAGTCTTGCACATGAGCTTGGGCATATAGTAATGCATGATAGTTTCTTAGATGTGGAAGATCTCACTAAAGAAGAGATTAGAAATATGGAAAATGAGGCACATACTTTTGCTTCAGCATTTCTATTGCCAAGGGATAGTTTTGGTAGGGATGTGAGTATATATCCAACAGATTTGAACTACTATAAACAGTTAAAGAAGAAATGGAAGACCTCAATTTCTGCTATGTTGGTAAGAGCAAATCATTTAGGTATACTTACTAATAGTTCATATCAGGTTGCTATGAAGAAAATGAGCAAACTTGGATGGAGAAAATGTGAACCTTTAGATGATACTTTGATAATGAATAGACCAACAGTTTTAAGAAGAGCGATTGACATCTTAATAGATAATGATATTTTAGATGAAAGTGGTATACTAAAAGAACTGTCTAATAGAGGATTGACGTTACCAACAGAAGAAATTGAAATGTTGTTAGGGCTAGACAATGGAAAATTAAAGCCTAAGAATATAGACAACAATGATATAATACAAATACCATTAAGAAAAGAAAGTATGAATTAAAGTTGCATTAAATATGAATTTGTTTTGCATTAAAATCTTTTCAAAATGTAATATAATAAGCATATAGGCAAGTGAGCCTAGATAAAATTCACTACAATATATTGTATTAATATGGAATAAGCATCCAGCATTACCTAGGTGCTTATTTTTATGCCTATAGCCATATGGATGTGAACTAATTTCACATCCATATGGCTGAGATAATTATTAGTTTTTAATATTAAGTTTTTCTTTAAGAGCTGATTGAATAACTTGTGAAAAATTTATACTGTTTTTTTCGGCTAAATTTTTCAACCATTGAGGCATAGTAACAGTTGTTTTAACAGAAGTATTCTGAATAGCTTCACGATATAATGGCATATAAACATCTACTAGTAAAGGTATTTCATTTTTATTGACTTTAATTTTATTTATTGGTGATGGGCCTGGTATTTCAATATTATCTTTTTCCATACCAAATAAGTGCAATGCTAAGACTTCTTTAGCACTTTTAACAGCATCATCCATATTGTCAGCATTTGAAACACAACCAGGTAGATCAGGGAAAGTTATACCTACATTGTCTTTATATTGAGTTAATATAGCTGGATAAATATAAACATCTTTTTTCATGTTAGCTTAACCTCCTAATAATATATATTAAACTTTCAAGGGATAAGGGAGGGATTAAGAAAATTTAATCCCCGTTTGTTTTTCAATACTCTTTATGTTTTTTATACCTAAATCTTTAACAGGGTGCCTAATGGTTGCTAATTTATGCCCATCAGTGTATTGGTAATGGTCGCCGATCACTCTTTTTAAGTACCAGCCATGCTGTTTGAGTATCTTAATTACATCCCTTGATGAGTAAGATTTCATTTAACTTTCCTCCCTATAATTATAGTATAGCACGTCTTTAAAGACGTGTCAAATAAAATAAGAAAATAATTTACTAGGTTGGGGCGAAATTTTGTGGCTTCAGCCATGTTAGGTCACGGCAGAAATAAAAAAGCTATAGATAATTGCATCTACAGCTTTTATTAACTTTATTTATAATCTTTAATTTTTAGTTGCTCTTTAATGGCAGCTTGAAGAAGTTGGGAGAAGTTAATTTTGTTATCTTCAGCTATTTTATTTAACCAATAAGGAATAGTCAATGTTTTCTTGACAGCTTTATTAGCCATTTCATTTCTTATCAGTGGCATATAAGCTTCAATAGGCGCTATAAAAGAATTATTAGAAACTTTAATACTTTCAGGAGAAGATGGTAATGGAATTTTTTCATTATCATCTTCTAAGTTATATATATAAAGTTCTAAAGCATCTTTTGCCATATACATGGCTGACTTTAAATCATCACCTTCAGTTATACAACCAGGTAAGTCAGGAAATGAAATACAGTAGCCACCATCTTCGCTAGGTTCAAATATAGCTGGGAAAATAAAAGTATCCATATTTTAAGACCTCCTTAATTTTTTAAATTATTTTTTATATTAAACCTTTTTACAAGAGGGCTTTTATTTAAGCCCTGCTTGTTTAAGTATTGAATTTAATGTCCCTGGCTTTAAGTCTTTGTTATGATTAGGTATTGTCAGTTTACCAGGTTTCGTTTTGTGTGCTAGGTAGATGTGGGAACCTCTTTGGCTCTTTATCTCCCAGCCTTCTTTAGTTAGTATTTTTAGTATTTCTTTTGGTTTCATCCCCCTTCCTCCTTACAATTATATTATAATACGTATTAGCACACGTGTCAAACAAAATGAGAATATAGCACTTAAAAAACTATGCCCAAAACAAACAACATGTGAGGTGGTGACTATGTAGAATGACAGATATAAGAGGACCAGATATAAGAGATCAGGCAAAACAAGATTACTTACAAGGTATGAAATATAAAAATCTTGCTGAAAAGTATGAAGTGAGTTTAAATACAATAAAGTCCTGGGTAAAAAGATATGGTTGGTCAGAAGAGAAAAAGAAGGGCGCACACAAAAATAAAAAGGGTGCGCCCTTAAATAATAAGAACGCAGTAGGCCATGGAGCTCCGATAAGGAATAGGAATGCGGAGAAACATGGCTTTTTCTCTAAGTATCTTCCTGAAGAAACTTTAGATATTATTCAAGATATAGAAACAAAAGCTCCTTTAGATATGCTTTGGGATCAAATAACGATACAGTATGCAGCAATTATAAGGGCACAAAAGATTATGCATGTTGAATCCAAAGATGAAATGATAAAAGAATTAAAAAAGACAAAAGATTCATGGGGTGATAAGGGCTCATCGGAAGAAAAAGAATATGAATTCCAGTTTGCTTGGGATAGACAGGCTACTTTTTTAAATGCACAGAGTAGAGCTATATCAGAGTTAAGAAGTTTAATTAAAAACTATTTAGAATTAGAAGGATTAGATAAAGAAAAATCTAAAGCTGGTATTAAAGATTGGAAATCAGCTATTCAGGAGATTGCTAAACGTAGAGAAAAGAAGCAACAATCTGAGGTGAATTCAAATGGATGATTCTAATATATTTGTTGAATTATTAGATATTTATTGGGATAATCCAGTAGCTTTTGCTGAGGATATGTTAGGCTTTTATCCTGATGAATGGCAAGCTAAAGTAATGATGGACATTGCAAATACTCCTAGGGTATCTGTAAGGAGTGGCCAAGGAGTAGGTAAAACAGGATTAGAAGCGACTATAATTATATGGTTTTTATGTTGCAGACCATTCCCTAAAGTAGTAGCTACAGCCCCAACAATGCAGCAGTTATATGATGTACTTTGGGCAGAGGTTGCTAAATGGCTTAACAAGAGCAAGGTTAAAGGCTTCCTTAAATGGACAAAGACTAAAATATATATGATAGGTGAAGAGGAAAGATGGTTTGCTACTGCTAAAACGGCAACAAAGCCAGAAAATATGCAAGGATTCCATGAAGATTATATGCTTTTTGTAATTGATGAAGCTTCTGGTGTTGCTGACCCCATTATGGAAGCTATACTTGGTACTTTATCAGGAGCGGAAAATAAGCTCTTAATGTGTGGAAACCCTAATAAAACAAGTGGAGTTTTTTATGATAGCCATAATAGAGATAGGGCTCATTATAAAATTCATAAAGTAAGTAGCTTAGATAGTCCTAGGACTTCAAAAGAAAATATTGAAATGCTTAAGGAGAAATACCATGAGGATAGCGATGTCTACAGGGTAAGAGTTTTAGGCGAATTTCCTAAAGGTGATCTCGATACATTTATATCTTTAGAGTATGCTGAATTAGCAACACAATATGAGCTTGAAGCAATAGATTTTATTCTTCATTTTGGAGTGGACGTTGCTAGATATGGGTTGGATGAAACGATTATTGCTCCTAGAATAGGTGATAAGGTATTTAAATTAAATTCATATAGTAAGCAAAGCACAATGGTTACTGTTGGTTATATAATAAAAACATTCAGAAGTTATTTTGAAAAGTATCCATTCCTTAAAAGATGTAAAGTTAAGATTGATGATACTGGTGTAGGAGGTGGAGTAACAGATAGGCTTGAAGAGGTAGTAAAAGAAGAGAATTTACCTATTGATGTTATCCCAGTAAATAATGGTGGGCAATCATATGATTTATACTATGCTAATTTAGGTACATGCATATGGGGAGAAGTTAGGGATACCTTAGAAGAAAATTTTTCAGCTCATATGAGAAATGAAAAGCCTAAAATACAATTACCTCAGGATGAAAGATTAATAAGCCAGCTTACTACTAGAAAATATAGGATAACAAGTAAAGGTAAACTTATACTTGAGTCTAAAGAAGGCATGAGGAAAAGAGGGTTAACTTCACCGGATCGAGCTGATGCAGTAGCATTAACATTTTATGATAGAACAGTATCTTATGATAAGAAGGTATATGAAAAAGGCATGGGACTTAAAGAAAATATTCTTAAACAATATAAAAAGAGAGGAGGAAATGTGTTCTAATGGCTGATATAAAACAAACTTTATTAAAATTTACTGATGATCAAAAGAAAGAATTAGAGGAAATTAAAGCAGATTATTATTTTTATCATGGTGCAGTAACTGATAAAGATAAAGCTTTATTAGATAAAACTTTATTAGGTCAAAGCTGGATAAACGCTGATGATTTGGATTATGTTCCTTCACAAGTTATAGACAATAAAATAAAATCATTAATTCATAGGCAGGCTCGTTTCTTTTTAGGGGAAGAACCTGTTTTATTATTTAAACCAAGGCATAGTAAAGATAAAAGCACATGTGAAGAACTAAGAATATTTATAGATGATATTCTTAGTGGTAGCCAGTTTTGGAGTGAAACGATGAAGGCTTTTAGATTAGCAACTGTAACTAGAAGAGTACTTTTAAGAATGGAAGCCAACCCTGAAGAAAAAATAAGATTATATTACCATGATGTAAATGACTTTAATTATGAGCTAGATCCAAAAGATCCAAGAAAGCTTTTATCAGTTACATTTGTTAGATTAAAACAAAAAATAAATACTACTGAGATATGGAGTAGATATACTTATAAAATGGGCAAGGTCAATAAAAAAAGCTTAGAAGAAACATGTTTGTTAACTATAGAAACATTTAATAATTTAGATTTAGAAAATCCTATAGAAGCAAAAACCATAGATACAAAATTAAGTAAGATACCTTGCTGGATAATGATTAATGAACAGGATTTAATAAATAAAAATGGTAAAAGTGATATTACAGATTTAAAACCGCTACAAAATAGCTATAATCACAGGTTATCAGACTTTAATGATGCTTTAAGATTCCTGATGTTTGGACAAACGGCTGTAATTGATGCAACAGATGATACAGTAAATGCTTGTAGAATAGCTCCTAATGCATTAATGCCCCTAGTTAGTATAGATGGGAGACAAGCATCAGCCCAAAGAGTTGAAAGTTCATTTAGCAATGCTGAACCAGTTAAAATGTTCCTTGATATTTTAGATAAAAGTATGCATGACAAATTAAGCATACCTACTGATGACAAGCTTAAAAATGTTCCATCAGCAAAAACTATCAAATATATATATAATGACTTAATAGCTAGAAGTGAAGAAAAATGGCATGATTGGGAACCTAACATTAGGAGTATGCTTAGATTATTAGTAGAAGCTTGCAGTAAATTTAAATGCTATAAACTATGGAATCCAGAATGGAATAACCTAGAGTATTCCATAGTATTGGATAAGCGCTATCCTATCCCTGAAGATGAAGAAGATAGGAAGAAGTTAGCCATGGAGGAGGTAAGAACCAATGTAAGAAGCCATAAGAGCTACATAAATGACTTCACAGATGATGAAGATGTAGATAATGCATTAAAAGAAATATGCGAGGATATAACTTCTATTACTGCAGCTGAAAATGAACAATTTTTAAAGGATACATAGGTACCAAAATTCCCCTTGATTATGCTATAATTTACATAGGAATAGGGGGATGGCTATGGAATTGGTGATTATATTTTATATACTATTTATAATATTTCTTTGTGCATTACTTGTAGCAGCTTTAACAGGTAGTAAAATACTAAAACATAAAAAGGATGCAATTGTTGTATATTCAATGGGAACTATAATTTATGGAACTTTATTTGTTTTAACTTTAAGGTTACAACTTAATGGTTATGACTATGTATATGTTGAGCCGACGAATAATACACCTATTAATAGACAAGCTAGTAGTGAAGCTGGTGGAAATAACAAAGGTAATCCACAAGGGGACGGGCATGAAGGTAAAATAAAAGGGAATATTAATAAAAATACAGGAGAAAAAATATACCATGTTCCAGGTAGCACTTATTATGATAGAACTAAAGCAGAAAGATGGTTTAATACTGAAGAAGAAGCTAAGAAAGCTGGATACAGAGCACCTAAAAGATAGGTGCTTTTATTATGCCTGAAAGTGAGGCAGTGATATGAATAAATACTTAGAATTAGTAGATAAAGCACAAAAACAAAGGATAAGGCTCACTAATCAACAAATAAAGAATATAAGAGATTTATATAAAGATGTGGCGAAAGACTTAGGGAGAAGAGCTAAAGGAGCAAATAAGGGCAGTTTAAATGAAAGATGGTTAACAGATTATCAAAAACAGTTTAAATTAGACATAAAAGAATTAAATAAGATACTTAGAAGAGGCATAGAAAGCTCCATGTTAAAGGGGGCTGAATATGCAACAGGTATTCAGATGAATTTCTTTAATTTATTAGATGTTAAATACAAACTAAACTCAAAGGAAACTTTCTCCAATATGTTTTCTAAAATACCACAGCAAGCACTAGAAGAACTTGTAAATGGGCAGTTTTATAAAGATGGTAGGGGACTTTCGGAGAGAATATGGCTCAACGAAATTAAAGCTAATGCAGATTTTGATTATATAATTCAAAAGGGATTAGCGGAAAAGAAAAACGTTTATGATTTGGCAAGAGACTTATCGGATTATGTTAATCCAGATGTAAAAAAGGATTGGAACTTTAAAAATATTTATCCAAGTGTAGGCAATAAAAAAATAGAATATAATAGTTTTAGGTTAGCTGTAACTTCTATAAGCCATGCATATCAATTGTCTATGCAAAGGTCTTGTAAGGCTAATCCATTTGTAGAGGGAATAGAATGGCATACTTCTAATAGTCATAGAGGGCCATGCTCTTTATGACTATTAGAAGTATGCC